TTGAAAAAGATTCTTGTATTAAAATAGATGAAGCAGTTATGCCACAGAAAAACGGACATAATATGTCTGTGACTCTTATGTGGAGAGCCAAGTACTACAATATTCAAATGTTTTTTCCGCAAATAAGAATCCCCAATCGTAGAGAAATTACAGATGAAGCTAATAAAGTATATCCAGGTTGCAAAGTAGTTACTTATGCTCCATGTGCGGTACAAAGTAATGTTCCTATTATTCAAGTTCCAGACAAAAAATCTAAAAACTATCTCATGAATAATGGGACTATTGGGGAAGATTGGCAAAAAGTAAATCGTAGTGATAAAACTGATGGTATGAGCCAAAAAGCAGTTGACACCTATCGTCGAGAAAATCCAGGCTCAAAATTAAAAACTGCAGTAACCGAGCCAAATCCAACTGGAAGTAGAAAAAAACGCCAAGGAGCTTTTTGTTCTCGTTCTGAGGGACAGAAAAATATGCATAATATAGATTGTACCTCTACTCCAGATAAACCAATATGCAAAGCTCGTAGACGCTGGAATTGCCGTTAAACTAAATTTAAATTATTATGGCTGAAGAACATTATTTGGGTAATCCCCTGCTTAAAAAAGCAAATACCCAAATTGAATTTACAGATGAGCAAATTGTCGAATTTATAAAATGTGCTCAAGACCCTGTATATTTTGCAACTAATTATATACAAATTGTGACCTTGGATCATGGTTTGCAACCATTTGAAATGTATCCGTTTCAAGAAAGGATGTTGAATTCCTTTCATGAAAATCGTTTTAACATTTGCAAACTCCCGCGTCAGTCGGGAAAATCAACAACCGTAGTTTCTTATCTACTTCATTATGCAATCTTTAATGATAATGTCAATATTGCAATTCTAGCAAACAAAGCACAAACAGCTAGAGACCTTCTTGGTCGTCTTCAAACTGGCTATGAAAACCTTCCTAAGTGGTTACAGCAAGGTATTTGTTCATGGAATAAAGGTTCATTAGAACTAGAAAATGGATCTAAGATCTTTGCTGCTTCTACTTCTGCATCTTCTGTTCGTGGTAGCACTTATAATATCATTTTCTTGGACGAATTTGCATTCGTTCCGAATCAGGTTGCGGATTCATTCTTTAGTTCTGTATATCCTACAATTACTTCTGGTAAGTCTTCGAAGGTAATTGTCGTCTCGACACCAAAGGGACTAAATCATTTCTATAAATTGTGGGATGACGCAAAAAAAGCAAAAAATGAGTATGTTCCAATTGAAGTATTTTGGACTGATGTTCCAGGAAGAGACGAAGAATTTAAGAAGACAACCATTGCCAACACTAGCGAATCTCAGTGGCGACAGGAGTTTGAGTGTGAATTTTTGGGTTCAGTTGATACTCTAATTTCTGGCGCAAAACTTGCGACATTAACTCAAGATAGACCAATAAAATCAAATGCTGGTCTTGATGTCCACGAAGACCCAATAGATGATCATCAATATGTAATTACGGTTGATGTCGCAAGAGGTGTAGAGATAGATTATTCTGCTTTTGTTGTTTTTGATATTACTACATTTCCATATAGAGTAGTTGCAAAATATAGAAATAATGAAATAAAACCAATGATGTTTCCATATATTATAAAAGATGCAGGGAAAGCATATAATAATGCATATTTACTTTGTGAGGTAAATGATGTCGGAGATCAAGTTGCAGCTGCATTACACTATGATCTAGAATACCCAAATGTTTTAATGTGTTCAATGAGGGGAAGAGCAGGACAGATTGTTGGTCAAGGATTTTCTGGCAAAAAGACTCAAATGGGCGTGAAAATGTCCAAGAATGTTAAAAAGATTGGGTGTATAAACTTAAAAGCAATTATAGAAGAAGAAAAATTAATACTTAGTGATTATGAAACCATATCAGAACTAACAACATTTGTACAAAAATATAATTCATTTGAAGCGGAAGAAGGATGCAATGATGATCTCGTTATGTGTCTTGTAATTTTTGCCTGGCTCATTGTCCAAGATTATTTCAAAGAAATGACAGATAATGATGTCCGAAAAAGATTATATGAAGAACAGCAAAATCAACTAGAGCAGGACATGTCTCCTTTTGGATTTATTATTGATGGTAGAGAAGATAATAACTTTGTCGATACAGATGGGACTCGTTGGTTTACTGATGAATATGGTGACATTGCTTCTTTATGGGAATACAATTTCTAAAAGTTTACTAAAATACTGTTTTTCATAAATATTTTTTAGAGAAATAGAGTATTTTAGGGAGAAAAACATGGCGACTCCTCAATTATCTCCAGGCATTCTTGTCAGAGAGGTTGATTTAACTGTAGGAAGAGCTGATAATGTTATTGATAACATTGGAGCAATTGCCGGTCCATTTGCAATTGGTCCAGTCGAAGAGCCAATTGACATTACAACAGAACAAGAGTTAATCAATACTTTTGGCAAACCACTATCAACCGATGCTCAGTATGAGTACTGGATGAGTGCATCTTCATATCTATCTTATGGTGGAATTCTTAAAGTTGTTCGAGTTGATGACAACAACCTTAAAAATGCAAGAGTTGGTTATAATACTACAGCAACTGTAGACATCAAAAATTTTGATGATTATAATAACCAAGAAACTGGTTCTTACCACTTTGCTGCAAAAACTCCTGGCACATGGGCAAATGGTCTTAAAGTATGTGTAATTGACGACAAGGCAGATCAAATTATTGGAATTAACACCACTGATCCTGGTAATGTTGGTGCTCGTATTGGCTTTGGAGTTACAGTTTCACTCTCTAATGTTGCATTTGCTGGAGTTGGTGCCACATCAGAATTTAGTGGTTACTTAAAAGGTATTATTACTGGAGTAACTACAAACACTACTGGAAATTCAAGTTTTGATGTAAAGATCGTATCCAGAGTATCTGCAGCTGGAACTGAAACTCAAATAGATTATGCACAGGGCTCTCAATTAACTTCAATCATTGCTGGTTCTAATTTAACATTCACTAATAATTCTGGTATATCAACCGGAGTTGGTCTTTATACTGCTCTTACTTCACAAGATTGGTATGATCAGCAAACTCTTGGATTAACTAATTCAACTCTGTTCTGGAGATCGATTGCGCCAAAACCAGTAACAAATCAATATGCGACATCAAGAAGTGCGAAAAATGATGCTCTCAATATTGTAATTATTGATGATACCGGATCTTTAACTGGGGTACAAGGAAATATATTAGAAAAGCATGTTTCAGTTTCCAAAGCTACTGATTCTGTTTCCGGTGTAAATTCACCACAGAAGACTTGGTATAAAAATTATCTTGCAAACTTTTCTAATTATGTTTACTCTGGAACTAATTATTATACTTCAACTGATAGCTTAAACAATGTTGTTCCGGTTGTTACTGGATTTAGTACTTATTCTGGAGTCCCATCTGCTTCATTTACTCCATTGAGCATTTCTAGTGGTGGTTGGAATCAGGAAGCACAAGGAACTACTTTTAATGCTATTGGTAATGTAACTTTTAATCTTACCGCTGGCTCTGATTACTCAGGAAATGGTGCAAAAGCTACTCTTGGCGCATTGAATACCGCATATGATCTATTTTCAAATGAAGATGAAATTGAAGTAGATTACTTAATCTGTGGTCCTGGACTGGAAACAAAAGAAGATTCTCAAGCAAAGGCAAATAAACTAATTTCAATCGCAGAAAACAGAAAGGACTGTATAGCAGTAATTTCTCCATATAGAGCTTCTATCGTTAATGTAACTAATACGACCACACAAACAAATAATGTAGTAGATTTCTTCTCTCCATTATCATCCTCTTCTTATGCAATATTTGATAGTGGTTATAAGTATACTTACGATCGCTTCAATAACCTATTCCGTTATATTCCATGTAATGCTGACATTGCTGGTCTTATGGCCAGAACGAATGTGACCGCATATCCATGGTTTTCTCCAGCTGGCCAACAAAGAGGTGTTTTGAATAATGCTATAAAATTAGCTTATAATCCAAATAAATCTCAAAGAGATTCACTATATAAGGCAAGAGTGAACTCTATAATTAATCAACCAGGAACTGGAATTTTATTGTTTGGCGATAAGACTGCACTCGCTTACGCATCAGCATTTGATAGAATTAATGTTCGCAGACTATTCTTGACTGTTGAACAAGCATTGAGAAGATCCGCAGAAGCTCAACTCTTTGAACTTAACAATCAAACTACAAGGGCAAACTTTGTAAATATTGTTGAGCCATATCTAAGAGATGTCCAAGCAAAGAATGGTGTATATGATTTCTTGGTTGTTTGTGATACTACAAATAACACTCCTGATGTAATTGACAATAATGAGTTTAGGGCTGACATTTTCCTCAAGCCAACCAGATCTATCAATTATATTACATTGACTTTTGTTGCTACTAGGACTGGAATTTCCTTTGAGGAAGTTGTAGGTAGAGTCTGATTATAATTAAAATCAACAATAAAGGAGGTATTAAAAATGTCTACACTCAGAACAATCACTGGTTTTAAAGAAAGACTTTCTGGTGGTGGTGCAAGGCCAAATCTATTTGAAGTTGAAATTCCAAATTTTCCATCGGAATTACAGAGTTTCTGGAATACTGGAGCTGGCCAAGAAGCAGAAACATTTAAATTTATGTGCAAAACTGCAAATCTACCTGCTTCAAATGTTAACCCAATTGATGTTCCATTTCGTGGAAGAATATTAAAAGTTGCTGGAGATAGAACTTTTGATCCTTGGACAGTAACTATTATAAATGATGAAGACTTTAAGCTAAGAACTGCATTTGAAAGATGGATAAATGCTATCAGTAAACTGGAAAATAATACTGGCGCAACTAATCCTTCTTCATACATGACCGATGCATTTGTACATCAACTTGGTCGAGGTGCTGGTACTGTTAACTCTACTAACAATTCTGCTATATTGAATGGCTCTGCAATTCAACCACTGAGAAGCTACAAGTTTTATGATATCTTCCCAACTAATGTTAGTGCGATTGATCTTTCATATGACAGTGCAGATACTATTGAAGAGTATACCGTAGAATTCCAGGTACAATACTGGACTGCTGGTCAAGGTTCTGATAATACTTCTGACGCCACAGGAGTTACAATTAGCTGATAAATAGGTATACAACTTTAAAATAAATCATGGCAAGACTGTTTGGTTTTTCGATTGAAGATTCAAATAAAAAGTCACCCTCAGTTCTATCCCCCATTCCTCAAAATAATGAGGATGGGGTTGATCACTATCTGACGAGTGGCTTTTTTGGTTCTTATGTTGATATTGAAGGTGTATATAGAACTGAATTTGATTTAATTAAACGATACAGAGAAATGGCACTGCACCCTGAAGTGGATAGTGCTATTGAAGATATTGTAAACGAGGCTATAGTTTCAGACACCAATGATTCCCCAGTGCAGATTGAATTATCTAATTTAAATGCAAGTGATGGATTGAAGAAAAAGATAAGAGAAGAATTCAAGTATATATTAGAACTATTAGATTTCGACAAAAAATCTCACGAAATTTATAGAAATTGGTATATTGATGGCAGATTGTATTATCACAAAGTTATTGATATTAAAAATCCACATCTAGGAATTCAAGAATTGCGTTACATTGACGCAATGAAAATGCGGTATGTCCGACAAGAAAAAAAAGTAAAAAAAGATAATAATGTTTCTGGAACTACTAATGGTTTAGTTGGAGATCAAAATCCAATGAACTTCAAATTTCCTGAAATTGAAGAATATTTTATATATGACCCAAAAAGTTCTTATCCTGTTGGTGGTGGCATCGCAAATATGGGCACTGCCTCACCAGAGCGAGGAGTCAAAATTGCTAAGGATGCAATTACTTACTGTACTTCTGGATTAGTTGATCGAAATAAAGGAACTACTCTTTCTTATTTAAATAAAGCAATTAAAGCTCTGAATCAATTGAGAATGATTGAGGATTCATTGGTCATATATCGCCTCAGTCGTGCGCCAGAGCGTAGAATTTTCTACATCGATGTAGGAAATCTACCTAAGGTAAAAGCAGAACAATATCTTCGTGATGTCATGATGCGTTATCGTAATAAACTTGTTTACGATGCAAGTACTGGCGAAATAAGAGATGATAAAAAATTTATGAGTATGCTTGAAGATTTTTGGCTCCCTCGCCGTGAAGGTGGTAGAGGAACAGAAATTGATACTCTTCCAGGAGGTCAAAATCTTGGCGAAATTACAGATATTAATTATTTTCAATCTAAACTATACATGGCTTTAAATGTACCACCGTCAAGAATTGATGGGGAAGGTGGATTTAATCTGGGCAGATCATCAGAAATTCTGAGAGATGAGCTTAAATTTAGTAAGTTTGTTGGAAGATTGAGAAAAAGATTTTCTAATATGTT